ATGGAGCGTTAATCATGGCCAATACATTCAACACTCAGGTGTTGCGTGATGGAATGCGGAACTTTGTTATTCGTGTTACAGGTGAGATTGACCTAACGGTAGCAACTCCGATTGATATTCCGGTAACGCAACTTACTACTGTCGCCACCATGAGTCCTCCCTGCCTTGCCTTGCGCGTAGAGAGGGTTAAATACTCGCAGCCGAATAGTTCAAACCTAGACGTGCAATTGTGGTGGCAGGCAACCACCAATGAACTGTTCTGGGGTATGTCTGGCGGGGATGATTCTGATTTTTCAAACTTTGCCGGCCTTACGAATAATGCAGCCCCAGGAGCTACCGGGGATATTATGTTCTCTACGACGGGTATTGCAGGCACCCCTACAACGGCAAATGGCGCCCTAACATTCGCCTGCATCATTGAGTGCATTAAACTTCAACCTATCTATCCGGCGTAATATATGGCTAACTCTACATCCAACACGGCATATGGTATCATCAATGATGCCATGTTTGATGCTGGGTATTTGCAGGAAGGTGCAGAGGCGGACTCAGAGCAACTCGCTATTTATATGAGGCGCCTCTGCGATATTATCAATCTGTGGCAGACGCAGGGGATTAAATTGTTTCTCCAGGAGGAGATAACAGTTCCCCTTGTGTTGAATCAGACGCAATATGTCATCGGTCCAATTGGTCCCGCTGTGACAATGGATAAACCCTTGCAAGTATTGCAGGGGTTTGTTCTTAATACTTCCCTCACGAGGCGCCCACTCGTCGCCATCAGTAGGGATGAATGGGAACGTCTCTCACAGGTTACTGGTAATTCGGGTACTATCAATTCCTACTTTGCCGATAAGCAGGCATATGCCCTCAATTTGAATTTGTGGCCAGCCCCAGATAGTACTGAGGTGTTGAATACTGCAACCTTCCTTATGAGAGTCCAGGCGAAAAATCCAATCCTTCTAACTGACAATACTGCCTTCCCGCAAGAGTGGAGGATGGCACTTCGTTGGGGCCTTGCTGATGATATATGTACGGGACAGCCAGAATCCATCATGCAGAGGTGCCAGCAGAGGGCAACTGCCTATCGTACCGCACTGGAGAATTTCGATGTGGAGGATACATCCACGAGGTTCAATGTGGATAGTAGATTCTATAATACAGCGGGGAGATTCCGCTAATGGCACAATCTCCAACCGTTGCAGTTCCAGCGCGACTTCCCCTTATTGCAGGTCCTGAGAATCGGGATAATTCAACGGCGAAAGATTCTCGTATCATCAATTGTTACGTAGAGACCTCGCCGGATAGGAGTACATATATTTATCGTCGGCCGGGAATGTTGACTTGGGGAATTCCTCCCTTGACGAGTGCTGCCGGAAGGGGTGTGTATTACTGGAATGGTTATGTGTACTCTATTTTTGGTACCACTCTTTATAAGGGATTGACCTCTGTTGCAACTGGCCTTGATGGTACTGGAGGTGTCTATTCTTTCAATAGTATCCTCGGGGCAACTCCCCATCTTGTATTACAGAATGGTGTGCAGGGTTATGCCTACGAGGATACTGGCGGCCTATCGGCAAATCTCCATTCCATTAATGCAACCTATCCTGCCTACACAACAAAGGGACTTGCCTATCTCAATGGGGCAATTTATGTAATGCAGCACTTTTTTGGCACTGCAATTACTCCTGCCGTGATTTGGGGAAGTGTACCGAATAGTGTCTCTGTTGCAGGGGATTGGGATCCTCTCGACTATATAACGGCGCAGATTGAGCCAGACAGTGGTGTGTATCTGTCAAAGCAATCGGTGTATGTTGTTGCCTTGAAGGAATGGACAACAGAGTTCTTTAGTGATGTAGGGAATCCAACAGGTTCTCCCTTGCTATTCTACCCGGCAGGTAAGTTGAATTACGGTTGTGCCTCCGCTGACAGTGTGCAATCTATTCAAGAAATTCTATTCTTCATCTCAACAAATAGGGATGCCTCCAATCAGGTATTGATGTTGGAACAGACACAGCCGAAGGTTGTATCTACCCCCGACATTGATCGTCTCCTTAATCAAATCGACCTGTCGGTTGTATTCAGTTGGCATATCAAGGCAAATGGGCATAACTTCTATGTCGTTACGATTAAGAATGCCAACCTCACGCTCGCCTACGACCTTGTGCAAAATAGGTGGGAGCAGTGGACGGATACTAATGGTAATTATATGCCTATTGTGGCTTCTTGCCGTGACAGCGCCGGTAATCATATTCTGCAACATGAGAGCAATGGGACATTGTATTATGCCAGCCCTAATTATCTAGATGATGACGGGGCTGTTATGCCTATTACGGTTATCACACCGTTGTGGGATGCCGGCACTTCGAGGAGGAAACAGTTGGGGAGGATGATCTTTGATACGGATCAAGTTACTGGTGCCATTATGCAGGTACAAGTAACGGATGATGATTATCAAACTTGGTCACAGCCAAGAAGGATTGACATGTCCCTCCCCTTCCCGAAGTTAGATCACTGCGGGACATTCACACGCCGGGCCTTCAAGTTCACAATTAATAATAATCGCCCATTCCGATTGAAAGGTGTTGAATTGCAGTTTGATGTAGGTACATTGTAATGGGTTCTACACAATCTAATAATCTTGCGCAGAGTCCTGATAATGTTCCTATCTCTGATAAGGATACAGGGAAGGTTAATTTTATTTGGAATCAGTGGTTCACCAACGTACAGATTAAACTTAATACTATTACGGCGAAGCTCGACAAGTCGATTCTAGCCGGCTACATCGACGGCCTGAAGATGGTGTGGAACAGCGCCACGTCGATCAGTGTTACCAGCGGCGCGTGCTACATCCAAGGATCGAGTGCCGTCATCTCGTTCCCATCGACGCTGACGCTTTCCAGCCTGAGCCTGTCGGCTTCGACGTGGTATCACCTGTACGGCTATTTGAATGCCGGCACGCCAGCGATTGAGCTGGTGACCACGGCACCTGCATCGCCCTATAACGGCACGGCGCGCAGCAAGACTGGTGACACGTCTCGTCGTTATCTTGGGAGCGTCGTAACCAATGCCAGCGGCACGATACTCCAATTCGTCATCGATTCGTCAGGCTTGTTACGGTACACGGCAGGTAATATTCGATGCTTAGCAAATGGCGTAGCAACTACGCGAACCTCAGTGTCGCTTTCTTCAGGAGTTCCTATCACAGCGACATCAGTAGAGCTTGCCTTAACCAACACCGACACCGCAGTTCTGTGCAATATCGGTTACTCGCCAAGCATATCTAGCAATGGAGGATTTACAGGAGTTGCTCCTGTTGGAGGACTCCCTGGCGTACTCATTGCGTGGATAACCGATAATAGTCAAAGCGTTGATTATGTATTCAATTCGACTCCGGTAAATGGATTTTATATTGACGTTCTGGGATTTTTCCCTGGAAGATGACCATGCCGCCCTTACCTCCACACAAGTATCGACCCATTATGCAGCGGCTTAATTATGAATGATATAATTCCCCAAGAATTTCTCAATCGCGGTCCTACCCTGCAAGAGATTTTTGATATTCAGGATCGCCTCTGCCAAGGTACTCCTGTTGAGATGCCTACGATGAATCAGTGGGCTCCGCATATGTGTATCAGGAGTTTGTTTATTCCGGCTGGTACTATACTTGTAGGTAAGATGCATCGTACGGAACATTTTAATATCCTTCTTAAGGGAAGTATTACAATTTTAATGGATGATGGGCCAAAGCTATTTGAGGCTCCCTGCATATTTGTTAGTAAGGCAGGAACTAAAAAAATTGGGTATGCACATACGGATGTGTGGTATGCAAATACACATGTAACTGAGGCAACCACGGAAGAAGAATTAGAGGCGGAAGTTATTGTGCCAGAAGATAGGTTGAGGGATGCAAAAACGGGTAAGCTCTTGGTAGATTGCCTTGAGCAACTTCAACTTATGTTAGGAGAAGTCTGATGGTATGGGCAGCAGTTGGTTCAGCAGCGGTTACGGTTATTGGTGGGGCATTGAGTGGGGGTGGTGGAGGTTCTGGTAATAGTAATCCAGCTGCCTATGATCCTTATAGTCAGTA